CTTGATAGATGTCAGTAGAAGTAGCTGATTGATTTAAAATCTGTTGGTTAGTAAAAGTTGCTAAAGATTGACGACCAACAGCAGTAATAGCGCCTGTAGCAAAATAAGTTGGGGTTGCGCTGGCTACTGTGTAGTTATTGGAAACATATACATATGCAGCGGTTAATGTTGCTGTACCGCCAGTAACTGAGAATGCGGTTGCGCAGTCAACAAATACGTTGTCAAGGTCTGAACCAGTTGGCAGATAAAAAACAGCGCCACGATAGATAATAGTTGCGCTATCTGCTGGAATAGTTTGAGCAGTAGGGGTAGCAGTTGCTGATGGTACATATACAGTAGCATTGGTGTTAGGAACACCGTTAGAAGCAACAAATACACCAGAGCTACCACCATAAGTAGAAGTACCTACAGTAGTATTGGAAATATCAATATCAACGTTTTGAACTAGTTGTTGGTAACCAACGTTACGTAATGGACCAAAACGATTTGTACCAGCTAATACTGGACCTTCAAATGTACTACGTCCCATAATGGACTCCTTATGCAAAAGTTACTATGCTGATCGTTGCATCGTCTGCTGGGGCAGTGGTAGCATAGCGAATTACCCAGATGTTGTATTTATACATCAGATTTAAATATTGTGCAAGCGGTTGTGTAAAATATGCGAATGAAACNTAAAAAAACAGTACTAAAAATAAANCCTCTTACAGAACAAAACGTATCAAAACTAATAGCAGCGCAAAAAGCTATGGCAAATGGTAGTAACCCAGAGGCTATTATGTTTTGTGAAAGCATTATTTCTCAGCAGCCAGAACACCCTGATGCGTACCATTTAATTGGTTGTATTTTAGGCGAGGTTAAAAATTATATTGCTGCTTTGCAATATTTTGGTTTGTCGTTAGAGCGCCACCCCAATAACCCCGTAGCTTTAAATAACCGAGGTAATGCTTTTGCAGCTATTGGGCAATTAGAACTAGCCCTAATGGACTTTGAAAGNTCTATAAAACTAGCCCCAACTTATGCNGAAGCTTACTATAACAAAGGGATTGTAGTCGGCAAATTACACCGGACTGAAGAAGAAATAAATCTTTATAATCAAGCGCTTAAATTTAAGCCAAACTTTCCAGAGGCCTACAATAATAAAGGAATAGCTTTACAAAAGTTACACCGCATGGAAGAAACTTTAGAGTGTTACGAAGCTGGAATTAAACAAAACCCTAAGGGTGTAGAGGCTTTTTACAACAACCGTGGTTTAGTTTTTCAAAATTTAGGCAGACCAGAAGAAGCTTTAGCGGACTATAACCGTGCGGTTGAGATTGATCCTAATTTAGCTGATGCTCGTTTTAATCGTTCTTTATGCCTTTTGTTGCTTGGTATGTATGATACTGCTTGGGAAGAACATGAATGGCGTTGGAACCGTAAAAGTTATCCACGTAAAAATATACCGGGAACTTTATTTGATGGGTCTCAAGACTTAAATGGTAAGACGTTGTTTATTTATGCCGAGCAAGGTTTGGGAGATATGTTGCAGTTCTGTCGTTACGCTAAANTAGCTAAAGATGCTGGAGCAACTGTAGTATTGGGNTCTGAAAAACCGTTGGTTAGATTATTNGATGGTGTAGGGCTTGCAGATCAAGTTATTTCTACTGGAGAGGAAATACCACCATTTGACTACCATATACCGCTTATGAGCCTTCCTTATGCNTTTAAAACCCGTATGGATANTATTCCAAGCGNTATATATCTCAAGGCAGATCCAGAGTTAGTTAAAAAATTTAAACCNTACCTTTTGGATAATGGCAAGAAAAATGTTGGTCTTGTATGGTCTGGAGGATTTAGACCTGACCAGCCAGAAGTTTGGGCGGTTAATGAGCGCAGAAATATTGCTTTGGAAAAACTTTTGCCATTAAAAGAAGCAAATGTTAATTTCTATTCTTTGCAAAAGGGTGAGGCCGCAGAGAAAGAAAAGGAAGATTTAGAAGAATGGCTTTTTCCTGACCATACAAAGCTTTTTGAGGACTTTGCAGATACTGCCGCATACATTGAAAACTTAGACTTAGTTATTGCTGTTGATACATCTACAGCTCACGTGGCAGCTGCTATGGGTAAAGAAGTGTGGCTAATGAATCGATTTGATACTTGTTGGCGCTGGTTCATGGATCGCACCGATAGCCCTTGGTATCCCACTATTAAACTTTACCGCCAGCCCAAGTTGGGCGATTGGGAATCTGTAGTGCAAAATATTAAATCTGATTTAATTAAGTTTGCCAAATAAAAAACCCCGCCTTTTGAGCGGGGTCCTAGTACTGCTTAGGTTCTTAGTAAGAACCGTAGATTCCGAGCGGATCAGACCAGCCGAAGCTGTAACGCTCACGGGACTTGTAACGGACGTTACCGGTATCAAAGTCGCCATCCATGCTGTTTTGCAATGGGGTACGAACAAAGTGCTTCAAACCATTTGGAACATCAGTGGTCAAGAACCATGCGTTGGTTGCGGTCAAGAAGTGGTTAATTGTGTAACCTTCTGGAATCGAACCGTTGTTCTTAATTGCATTGATGTCGTTGTTGTTTGTACCAACACGGAGTTCAGTCTCTAACAAACGAGTAGCAACGAACTGTAGTGCAGGTGGAACAATCAACTTACGTGGCTTAGCAGCGATCAACAGACCACGCTCATCAGTCCAAGCAGCGATTTGAATAACAGCATTTTCCAACGCAGTTTCATTCAAGTCGGCAGCGGTAGATGGGGTGTTACCGTTGGTGCCACCGTTAACCAATGGGTGAGCAGTGTTCAATAATGATACGCCATCACCACCGGTATAAGCGGAGTTAAATGCGTTGTTCAATACTGCAGCTGCTTTAACCTGTTTGGTGTAAGCCATAGCACGAGCTAAGCCTTTAGTATAGCGAGCTGAGAGAGAATCGTAGAGGTTATCCTCAATTGCCTCTTCAGTCAAGCTAAAGCCAAGGGCGATAGTTTCGTGGTTGTAGCGAGCTGTCCATGCTTCTTGTGCGTTGTCATAAGCGATGGCATTGCCTTCGGGTTTGACTGGTGCAGCGCTGAAGCCTGACAGTTTTGTTTCTTCTTCGAAGGAACGCTCAGAGGTCTCTGTTTCGTAGATCTCTTTGTGTTCTTCACCATAGCGAGCATACTCTAATCCGAACAATGCATTCAGTCCGGGGAGCAACTCTTTCAGTAGTTGTGCGCGTGAAATAGCCATTTATAGCTCCTTAATTAAAGTGTTGCAGCTTGAGCAGTATTGTTGTAATACTCGTGTAAACCGAAGTTGAACTTAACGTAGACTTCTGGATACTGAATAAACACCAAAGTGCTTGACGCAGGGATTGTCATTGCAGTAGATGCAGTACCTGTTGGGCTGTTTACTGTTACTTGAGCGCTGTTTAATACAACAGAAGTTGAACCAGCAGTAGCAGCGGTAGCGACCCATGAACCAGTACCAACATACTGACCGTTTGAAGCAATATAACCAACTTCAGTACCAACTAACAAGTTAGAAGGCAAAGCTGAAGTAACCAAAGTTGTAGTACCGCTAGTATAAGTAGCAGTAAATGACTGAGCTGTATCACGCTTCAAGTCAACAATACGGAATGGTAAAGATGCTGTATTGCCTACGTTAGAAGCCAAAACACCGTTATAAGAATCACCAGTGTTAGTGTTACCAGCCAAATCAGAACCAGCAATGTTTAAACCAATCATAGCGGTAGCAGCGGAACCAATAGCTTGAGCGCCTTGGGTTGCAGCAACAGCAACTTGGAATAAAGTATCTGGGTCATCAGTAACAACCGCAAATGCATCACCAGCTAAAGTGTTTGCGGGCCAGTATTGGCTGAAACGCTTTTGCTTGGTAACAGGGTCGGTAAAGTTACAACCTAAAAATACGCCTACAGTACCATTACCTGCAGCGCCAGTAATAGCGCTAGCGCCAGTTGTTACTATAGAACGTGTAATAAAACCACGGGAAATACCTACTACGTCACCGTAAAAAATATTAGTGCCAAAGCCGTACTGGATAGGAACCTGACGGGTCGAACCAGAGAAAACTTGACCACCAATAAGATTTACTGGGCGAAAACCATATGTACTTGGTACGTTAGGATATGCCATTTAAATCTCCTTAAAATTAATTTCCTTTACCAAATGTAGATGAAGACTTACCTTCTTTAAAGATAGGCATGCGTGCATCACTTTGGCGCATTAAATTATTATCGACTGCCTCGGCCTGTTGTCTGGTCATCTCAGCATAATATTGCGCTTGCTGTACACCAAACTCCTCTGGCCGTTTGCAGAGTAACAATCCGCCAATCTCGATATTGTCTTTAAACTGACCTTCTCGACTAGCTAACAGTTTGTACTTCGGTTGTTCGTCTCCGCTTACTGGCTCCCAGCCTTCTCTCATTTTTGATGATAAGTTGCGTGGGTCAGGTTGATTTAGCATCGAAACACGTATCCAACGGTATTCATAACCAGCCTGTTTATCAGGTTCTGGAAGTAATTCTGGTGGGCGCCACTGTTTAGGACGTTCCGCCAGNTCACGATTGTCTAGTTCACGAGTAATTCTTGATGCAGCATTAGTTGTAGCCATTATTGATTCTCCAATTTCTGTTGTTCACGAGCGTATTGCTCAGGTGTTAAACCTAGTTTTTTAAGTAACGCCATTTGCGAGGTCTTTAGCTTTATCTGTTTAGAAGATGTGCTGCGGGTCGCAGGGGCTACTACTGTGCTAGGCTTGGCTTTTTGAATAGGTTTTTGAGTCTCTTCTTCGCCGTCGGCGTTGTCTTCCACAGTCTCAAAGTACTCTGGAAACTTCTTACGCATTGTTTGATCTATACGCTTGAAGTACTGATTGGAGCCTACAATGGATGGGCCATACTCATCAATTAACTCTTCATGGATTCCAACAGCAAAACTGGACATAGCTTTTTTGGTGCCATACCAGGGATTTTCATCCAACCAAGACTGAGTTTTTGGNTCAATCTTAGGCTGTGTTTCTTCCACCTGTTGTAATTTAACATCACTTTCNAAATTTTGTAAAGCACTTGGCTTAAACTGCTTGGTTTGCTGCAGTTTATAGGTAGCCTCGGCTAATTTCGTCTGTGCGTCAACGATTGCACTAGAGTCACCAGATTCAAGGGCTTCTTTATAGTCACGCTGTGCATTTTGCAGTTCAAGCTGGGCAGACCCTTGTACGGTCTCATGGTACGTTTTTTCACCCGTACTGTACATATCACGCAGTTTTTTGTTCTCTTCGAGGGCTTTTTTAGCCAAAGCAATGGCTTCTTGTTGCTCTCTTAAGGCTGCTTCTTTAGCTCTGCGCTCATCATTCCATACCTTTTTGTACTGCAAAAGGCGCTCTTTTTGAGCTTTTGGGTCTAAATCTTCGCTGTCTTCGTCGGCTTTTTCCAGTTTTTCCACAATTTCTTTAGGCATTGGGGTGCGATTGCGGTCTTCTGGGGGTGTATCATCTTCGATTTCAATCTCAAATTCGGACTCAGTTTCTAGGGGTTTACCCTTAGTTTCTTCAATTTCGTCTGGAAATTTGTATTGTTCCATTTATTTCTCCTAGTAGTTAGCACGTTTGATACCACGTGGATCTTGAACTACAGCNTCCACAGAGTCATCATTAATCATCCGGAACTCACGGCCNTGGATAAGNAATCGTGTGCCAGNATTTGGTCTGACTAACACAAAGTCACCTTTTTTACACCAGGGTCCTGAGGGGAAACGATCTTTATCCAAGTAACAATCAGGTCCCAAATCTACTACAAATAGGACTGTTGCCAGCTTTTCTTCAAAGCTAATGGTTTGATCTGCCTTAATAAGTCCGCTTTCAAATGTCTCTTCTACATCAGGTACAGCACATAAAATGCGATATCCTGATGGCATTGGGACTTGTTTTGCTTTCTCTTCGTTGCTTGCTTCTAGGTTTACTGCTCCTACTACTTGTGGGTTATCGGGGTTTGAGCCGATAAGGATTTCACTCATCTGAGGTCTCCATTTTGTCTTTGAGGTCTAATATGTATCCACGTGCAACTAGCAGACCTCGGATCTCGCCACACGCTTTTTTATACTCTTCAAACTTTTCCATGTTTCCGGTTACGACGGATTCTTGGATTCTTAAAACTTTCTCATCTATCTGTTTTATTAACACTTCGAGAGCGTTCATTCTTCACCTTTTGGGGTTTGGTTTTGTCGAGTTTGTTGGGCTTGCAAATCGGTTTGACGCTTTGCTTGCTCATGGTTTATTAATGCTTGTGATGCTTGTAGTGCCATTTGATCTTTGGCTTTTGCTACATCGATACCCAATCGTAAGCCTTCAGCATGCTGTTTTGCAGCCAAGCTTTGCTTGTTGTTTTGGATAGTTGCGCTAGTTTGCATACCAGCGATTTTCTCTTGGGATAGTATGCGCATACGCTCCAAGGATATTTGATCTGCTTTTGCAGCGGCNTCGGCNGCAATTTTCTTCTGCTTNAGCTGAACATCTTGCGCNTTGATTTGAAGTTCTTGTTGTTGCATTTGAACNATAGGATCTTGCGCAGCTTGTTGTGCTTGCTGAGCAGCCATTGCTGTTTTGTCTCTTTGTAGAATAACTTGAGACGCTTTGGCAGCCAACTGAGAAATATGGACTTCCATAGATGGTGGCATAGACTGATCTTCTTTGTCGTCGCTTGGATGGAATGGCAACTCAACACCCATCTGTTCTTCCATTTGTTTGCGATACTCAAACGCAATATGCTCATTAATATGTGCTTGCATAGCTTGCATTAAGACCTGAGCTTGTGGGTTTTGACCTATTAGCTGAGCAACCTTTGGGTTTTGCATAGCAGCTTGGTGTACAGCAATATGTGCTGGATGGTCTTGATATAAAAATGCTTGTACAGGTTTGCCCATAAGGATATTTTGATTCTCCGTAATAGGGTCTGTAGGCTTCATATCTTCAGGAAGCTGTACTAATTTCTGAGCATTCTTGATACCCAAAACTTCCAACATCTGTCTATGAAGGTAAGGCAAGTTATACAACTGAGGTGCTGTTTGAGATAGCTGCATTACTGCCTGATACTGCACAACTTTTTGGCTCATTGTTGCAGCATTGGGATCTGATACAGGAATAATATCTACGTGGTCATAGTCAGAGCGTTTTGCTTTATAGCTTCCAACTTGTGGCTCGTATGAATAATCTTCTGGTGTATCGTCACGAATAATGTCACGCAGAAGACAAAGCTCCTTCTTCAATGAATAGTGGATGCGGGCTTGTACTGCGGACATTACTTTGAGGGTTCTTTCCAGAATTGCTAGCGTTGTACCAACAGGAGCTTGGCTCGACATGTCAGATACTTGTAAATCCGCTGCAGACGCAAAACGGCGTCCCTCATCAATTATTTTATCCATCAAGCCAGCTAAGACTTGACTTGGCTCCTTATAAGGGAGCGGCATAATGTTGTCTCTCATTGAACCACTAGGAACATCGACGTCCCGGAACTCCCCTGGGGCAATAGGAGTATCGTCTCCTTTGACTCGCAATCCACGGGTTTTAAAGCCGCCTGGCAAGTTGCTAAGTGATCCGGCGTCGACGAGTTGTCTGAGAATTGAAGTTCCTGATTTAGCAAAAGCGCCAATAAGATGAATAAGGCCAAAATGATAGAACCCAAAACCGGGGACATAACCATAATGAACAAAGTGCGCACGTTTCTGTTTAGTCTTGTCATCTTCTCTCCAGTTGCGGCGAATAGCTAGCACTGTACTGGTAGACTTCTCAATAGTCACAATGTATGGCAAGGCAATGCCAGTAGGNTCACCGTGTTTATCTGTATCCTCGTAACCTTCTAAGTCAAGGTCAACTTGCATCTCAATGATCTTATAGCGGTCATCGGTCGATGCTTTAAAGCCCATCTTCTCTGCAATCTTCTTCTCAACTTCATCGAATGCATCAACTGGGTCAGCCAAGTCCACGTCACGCCAGAAGCCACCTACTTGTAACTTGCGAACCTCGTTCTTAGTCTTACGCATGATGTGCGATACACGAGGTGCAGACTCTAAACTTGAAGCGCCATAAGGCACAACTAAATCTTCTGCCGGTACGAACATTGCAACTTGTCGGTTTAGACTTGGATCAAAGTAAATCTTTTTGAACGCATTACCGGATAAGCCCAAGCCCCATAGCATCCGTTCTGTCTCAGGGCGATACTCTTCCATGTTCTCAACAAGCTGATAGTTCATGTCATCTTGAACACGCTCGGCGGCATCTTTCTTCTCTTGGGTTTCTTTACCAATAATAGTTGTCTTAACTGGACCCGATGCTGGGAATATCGACATCATTGTTTCTGCTTGGAACTTAACTAATGTCTCAGCTAACAGTGGGTGATACACGCCACATGCGCCTTCCCAAGGCTCGCTACGCTCTTCAATCTTCATACCTAGCAACTGGATACCATCGACGTATGTCTGCATCCAATCTTTACGTGAGCCAATATCTTCTTCTAGGTCGCCAAGCAAATCGCCAGCTAACTGTTCTAATACATCTTCGCTAATAAAGTCGGCAAGGTTAGCCCCAAACTCTTCTCCACTTTCGGCGCCAGGTTCAATGTGAATACTTACTGGGCCTGCGTTAATATCAATGCTTTCTGGATCCTCAATGGTGATCTCTAGCGGTTCTTCGTTTTCCGCTGCTTGATCCATGCCCATCGGGGCTGCATATAAACCTTTTTCTATAGCCATATT